GTAGTAGGCTGCCTGCTGCGCTTGAGTCAAGTCGCTAAATGGGTTTGAAAAGCCACCGCTATCACCACCAAAGCCGCCCGAATCACCGCCGACCATGCCACCGCCGCCGCCATAATTAATCAGACCTGATCCACTCATGCGCCTGTAGAGTGCTGGGTCGTAGCCACCTATGGCAACACCTGCACCCGTGTACGGGTTCATGGTCGGCGTCATTTGCGCCATGATTCGCTGGTATGGGGTAAGACCTAACTCGTCAATTGTTGCCATTTACAACTCCTTTGCAAGTACAGACCACTGTGGGCTGTAACCTTCGTCTTTTAAAAATGTCTTTGCCCAGCCCTTGCGGCCTGCCAAAGTCACTCTGGTGCAGCCAATCGACTTGCCCCAGGATTCGATCATTGGTCGCATCCGTGAGAGTTCATCTAGGTCGCCACCAGCCAAGAAGTAATGCAAGTTCTTGAGTCGCGGATAGACAATGATCTCTGTCAATACCACCGAGTTTGAGGCTGGCCACAACTGCAATCTGTGATCCCCCACCATCTCGGCAACATCGTCAAAATTATGTGTGCCTCCAGAGTATTCTAAAGCAGCCTCTACATGGCGGCGCAGTCTATTCAAATGCTCAGAATCACTCACCGCTTGCCGCCGGCCACTGCATCCAGCCTGAACACCCCGATGCGCCAGTCAGCCAAAACCGCACCCGTCACCACCATGTTGACCTGCCGGCCAGAAAACCGGACATTGGTCGGATTGGCCGCTGTAAATGGCCCGAATGTGGATTGAGTGCCTGTGGGATAGAGTCGGGTCTTGAACGACACCACGGCCTCGCCCAAGGTTTGCTCATCTGGGATGACTTCCCGCACCTTCATAATGTTGTCGCCATTGCCAAGCTGGACTGGCCCTGACTCTGCAAACAGAGTCCCCCCGTCATAGTTGTAGCCGACTTCATGCTCGTACACCAAGCCATCTGGATCAACCATCAGCGGGTATGTAAAAACACCAGCATCGACCCCTGCTGTGCGGTCAAGTAAACCGATGCTCCAGTGGTTTTCGCGGTAGTTGTAGGTGACATAACTGTCATTCTCGTTGCTGCCGCTGGATGGGTAAAACCACCAGATCTCACCAAACTCGCTATTGTGTACGGCATAGACCTTGGACTTCTGGCCGTAGTTGATGTTTGTGAAAATGTAATCAGAAACATCGCAAGGTAGCGGCTTGACATAGCCGTCATAAATCCAAAAGCCGCTGCTACTCATCCAGATGGCGGCAGTGTCGATGGCCGCCACCGACTGCGCCGAGATCAGGCCGCAGCCACTGCCGGCCTTCTCAAAGCCGTAGATGAATGGTGCGCCGATGTAATTCGCCGTATGAACATCCACATCGGTGAATAGCAGGTTGACGCCCTTGACGCGCTTGCCGGCCATCAGGCTGCCAGGTGTCGTGAGTTCGTAGTCACCCGCCTGATTGGTAGCCAAGGGCGTCCAGACAGTGTTGTCCTCTTGGTCACACCACTGCACCTTGCGGGGGTTGCCGCCGGCGCCAAGTGCAAACAGGATGCGCTCGGCAGTGACCAAAAGAGCCTTGTTGCCTGTTGGGGCGTTGGTGATCACCGCCGCCAATGTGGGCGTGGCAAAGCCAAGCTGCCACTCGTAGAGTTTGCCGTCAGCGTTTGAACAAGCCACCAGATACTCACCCCAAGTGTCCAAGCTCCAAGTCGTGGCTGGAATGATTGAGCCGGTGTCGGGGCGTGCCACACCATAGGCAAAGTTGCCGTAGGTGCTGTATCCGTAGCCAACCCCGATCTGTGCGCTGGCGTAGCCAGTGGTAAAACTTGTCGGTGTGATGTCTTTGAGTGTGCCGGCCTGATTCATTGCAAACAGCTTGGAGTGTGTACCCAATCCAATGAATCGGGTGTTGCTGTTGTCGCGCCAAGTGATGATGGCACGGCATGATCCCGTCACGGCAGAGGCTGAACGGGTGCGCCAGCCCAGCACTGGCCGCAGCGTGTTCTCGTACCAGCGCACTAGGCTGGCATCGTGCCACCGCCCAGCAGCTTGGTACTCTGTGCCGTTTCTGTAAACACCTGGTGGAATTTTTATTGGGATGTACATAATCAGATTGTCGGTAGGTTGGACACAAAGCTCATCGTGACGATGGCCGATGGCACTGCTGGTCGTGTTGGGCTGGCGCTGGCAGCGTACTGCTCAATTTGAACACCGATGTCGGTTGGCCTCCACATGATCTCCACATAGTCACTTGCATTTAAGCTCAAGAAATAATTCATGGCCGCAACAGTGTGGTACGGATCTCCAGGAGATTTCCGAGGTGCAAAGCCAAATCGACTGTTTGAGTTAGCCGCATTTGTGCCATTGACCCGAAACCAAATATCCGCGTCCTGCGCGGCATTTGTCGTATTTGTTAATTGAATGGAAAACTGCAAGTTCCAGATCCCGCTGTCGGCCACTGTAATTCGGCTGCTGCTGGCTATTGTCACGCCATTGGAAAAGTCTGTCGTGTTGAAGGTGACGGCAGTGGCGACTGTGGTGCTTGCCGCCACCTGGTCGGTTGAGTCTTGAAACGCACCATGTGGCGCATTGAGAAACTTGCCGCCCCTTGGCCCAAACAAGGCGCCGAGCGTGCTGATGAGCTTTCTAAAGTAGCTGTTCAGTGACCCGTTTAATTCAGCAAAGTACCTGCGCTCATACCCCTCTGGCGCAAAGCCAAGGCTAGGGATTGACGGGACATCTAACTGTTGCTTGACATTGGCCATGAGGTGATTATTTCACCTTATGCAGTCAAAACACCAAGTGCCGTGTTGATGTGCGCCACCCTGTCGGCCAAGCCGATCACGCCGCCGTTGATCTTTTTTGTCATGCCTGTAAAGTCTTTGGCGTCTGCCTCTTTGTTCAGGCCGCGCTTGTTCCAGTACCATGCCGCTGTCAGGGCTGCATATTCTTTGGTCAGCACAAGGTCGGGGTCAGCAATAAAGTCCACCCCCAAGGCGTCTGAGGCCAGTCGGTAGTTGTCCTTGCCCGTCAACTGGATCAGGCCACGGCCACGGTACTTCCAGCCATCGCCCTCATTTAGGTTGCCCATCCGGCCAGAATAGACCTTGTTGGCAATCTTTTCGGGCTGGCGGTGGTAGGGCTGCGCTTCAGCTTCTGACGGAAAACGGCTGGGCCATGTGGCGTTTAAGCCCTTGGCGCTGTAGTTCAGGTTTTCTTGCAGGGTCTTGAAGTTGGCCGACTCATGGGCGCACTGGCCAATAAATGCCGCTTGGCGTTCTGGCGTGTTGATCTCAAACCTCGTAAACGCTGCCGTCAGTGGCTCAAGCCATGACGGGTCAATGTGCATTTCGACAAGCTGGTCTTCGGTCATTTCACTGGCCCTGCCTTAGAAAGAAGGTCTGTCTTGGCTTGTGAGCCAGCGCTGCTGCCAAAATAATAAGCAACTATTCCTGTCCAAGCAGTAGACAGACTGCCCAGCATCATCAGGATGGTTGGATTATTTCCATCCACTTTTCCGATCATCATCATAATTAGAATACTAAAAAATCCAATCGTAATGATTGCAGCCAGCGCAGGCGGCACGATTGATCTGGTGGTGGCCTGCATTTCCCGTGCTGACTTCCTGTCCTCGACCTCTAGTTTTTCAAAGTTGAGGCCAAGTTCTTGCGCCTGTTTCTGCAACTCAATCTCGGCAATCTTGACTTGAGCAATCTGCTCTGCTGACAGCTTGTTGTTGGAGATCAGGTCGCCCACCTTGTCGGGGTCAACGCCAATCGCTTTGCTGATGGCAGACACTGCCATGCCAGCCAGTGGGCCACCCATTGCCGTGGCAATCGTGGGTGCAATTTGTTTAAGCCAATCCATTACTGTTTACTCCTTGAAAGCATTGTTGCGGCAATTTGCAGCATTGCACGGGTGCTGTCCATGTCTTCAGGCTGGGTAGCCCAGCCGACTGTGATCTGTCCGACAAAGCGCCCAGGCTCTGGTGGCACTGAAATGCGGCATGTGTAGGCCACGCCCTTGGCGATATACCAAAGCCCCATTTCACTCTGCGCTGACTTGTACTCACCGCATGGAATCTCGCTGGCCATCAGCTTGACCACATCGGCATTGTTGGCAGCGTTCTGGGTAAACAGGCCGACATCCAGCCCGTCATTCGTTTTGTCTCTGCCGTTCTTGCCGTAGGCCCGATACAGGATGCGCGTGCCAAACATGCTGTTGACTTTGAACACCGCCACCACCAGCGCACCAGACTGCTTAAACAGGTGCGCGGCTGCATCCTCAACCCGATCCTCTGCAATCGTTGGAATCTTCTTGGACTCTTTATAAGCTCCAATCAGCAGGTCTTGGTTTGTATATACAAAATATCCTGCAAAAGTTAAGACAGCCATCAGCACCAATGCAAACAGCCGGAACGGGCTGGACACATAGGCCAGAATTTTATCGACTAGGGCAAGACGCTCATCTGCCATAACTCACCCGCGCTGCTCAAGAATGCCAAAGGTGAAATACCCAATAACCCCAAGAATCGTAAATAGGACAAGCGTCACCAGCACGATCTCAATGACCTCATCGACCTCTTTCTTGCGCTTTTCAGCAGCCTCGCGCTCACGCCGTGCGTCATGGGCAGACTCAACATCCATCGCCGCTGCTCTAGACTTGATTTTGTTCCAGACATCTATCTTGCCGGACTGCATAAACAGCAGCTGCAACTCGTCTTCAAACCGCTTGGCCTGATCCAGAGCCATCTCAATCTGAATGGCAGTGCCCATGCTGGACTTGGACTTCTTGGCTTGGACAGCAGCTTTGGTTGCCGTAGACTTGGCATCAAAATACTTTCCAAGGACAGGGCCGAGAGACGATACATCGTCAACAGTCTTGCTGACCTTCTTGATCAGCGCAACTGCTGCCTGTATGCCTGCTAGCGCTGTTAGAGGATCAATCACTTTCTGCTACCTTTTTAGGCTCTGGTTTACCTTTTTCCCGCCATTTCAAACACCAAACCAAGAGCCTATCAGATGACCATGACCACCTGACGCATTCATAAACTGGGGCGGGTGCTTGCGCCACTGGCGGCGGTGGCGGCAGGGCGTCCATGACTACATCAGGATTTTCTTTAGCATCTCGGCAGCAAATCCTGGCCCGAGCAGCGTTACTGCGATCAAAGCATAGAGGATGTATTCAATGCGGCTCATGCGCTTGCTGCCTGATTCAAAACTTTTTTGAATGTTCTCGTACCTGATGGCACAAATCTCTTCGTGCGTGGCTAGCTTGGCATCGGTGGCATCAATTTGACTCATTTACTTGAACCCATGCCAATGTAGGCTCATCCCAGGAGTAATGCTTGTCATCAACAGGCATTGGTGTTGGCGCAGACCACAGGCAAGTGTCCTCGCTCAGAGTCCATGATGGGTAGGGCTGTGGTGAGATAAACGCATCACGGCCTGAGTCGTAGGTGTAGCCAATACCAGCGTAGTTCTTACGCAGGGGCCGACCTTCTGGGTGCTGACCGCCGTGCGTGTTGTATGAGGTCTGCACCCAGCCATGACCAAAGATGCCAGAGTCGATGACATCTTGTTCTGCCACGATTACTTGAGTGACTATCCCGTTTTCTACTTTTGCAAAGTGTGACATTTGTTTTTTCCTTAAAAGGTGATTGTTCCAGATGAGGTGAATGTATAGATGTAGTTACCACCACTTGTTGTAAATGTTGGTGAACCAGTTGTCGCAGATGCGGGACGATATGAGGTTGAGTAAGAAATTACAACAATACCAGAGCCACCAGCACCACCAGCAGATGAGCCGTTATCACTTGCTCCACCACCGCCACCGCCAGTATTTGCAGTTGCGGCTACTCCATTTGTATTTTTACCACCAGCACCGCCTCCACCAGTACCTCCTGCGCCACCGCCACCACCAAAAGAGCCAGCAGAGCCTCCTCCACCGCCACCCGCATAGGTTACAGAAGAACCAGTAATTGATGATGCAGTTCCAGCGCCACCTACACCCGCACCTCCTGCTGATGCGTTTGTTCCAACGGCAGAAGCACCGCCACCGCCACCGCCATAATAATAAGAACCAAATGAAACAGCACCATTTCCACCAGCACTACCTTGCCCAGAAGTACCAGCAGCACCAGTTGGAAATTCGTTGTAATTTCCACCGCCTCCAGAACCGCCTGTGCTTGGCGCAGTAGTTGAAGAACCACCGCAACCACCGCCAGTTGAAGTAATGGAACTAAAAACAGAATCAGCACCATTTGTATTGCTTGAACCACCTGCGCCAACAGTTACTGTGTACGATGTTGAAGAACTAACAGAAAGTGTTGAAGTTCTAAATCCACCAGCACCGCCACCACCGCCTTGGTTGAGTTGACCGCCACCACCGCCTCCAGCAACAACTAAATAAGTTACAGAAGGTGTTATTTGTCCTGATAAAGACCCGCTTGATGTAAATGTGTGGATAGTGTTGCCACCAGAAGTAGTGACTGTGCCGCCAGTAAACACTTGTGAGCCAGCGTAAGAGATGATGACTACGCCAGAGCCGCCTGCACCACTATTGTAATTAAATCCAGCCACTGTTTGCGATGAACCACCACCACCAGAACCAGTATTTGCAGTTGCACTTGTTGCATTTCCAGTTGCGTTACCAGAACCGCCACCGCCAGAACCACCTGTTCCTACTGTTCCACCATTAAATGTGCCAGCACCGCCACCACCTGCGTAGGTTACAGAAGAGCCTGTGATTGAAGATGCAGTACCTGCACCACCATTACCCGCAACAGCATTTATTCCATTCCCACCAACTGCACCAGAGCCACCGCCACCGCCAGCGCCATAGTTTCCTGCGCCTGCTTGTGCAGTACCACCATTATTTCCTTGTCCTGCTGTTCCTGTTCCATTTGTACCAGTAGTTAAGTTGCCTGGAGAAGCGCCGCCACCAGAGCCACCATTACTGGCGGTAGCGCTGCCTGTGCCTCCAACACCCCCACCTACTGCCGCAGTTGCATAACCACTAAATGTTGAATTAGAACCGCTAGTAGGAGCAGTTGCAACAATACCACTGCCACCTATTCCAGCCGTACCTCCTCCTCCGA